GGATAGTTATCTCTCTTGCTGTGGGGGTTTTTCTTTATTTTAATTAATTGTAAATAATACTTGACACATACTGTTTAAACAGTTTATATTCATAGCATGAATTACAAAACAGAAACAAAAAGAGAGGGAAAAGACATGAAAATGTTTATTTCAAGAAGTGAAGCAAGAATGGAAAAGGTTGTTAGAAACATAGAGCTATGGTTAATTAAAAATGACATGTGTGATAATGTTAGAATCTATTTTAATAATGAGGCTTGGGATTATGACAACAAAGGAAAAAAGTCATTTATCAAAGACATTAAAGGCACAGATTATTTTGAATATGCTAACAATGAGACTATAAGCATGAGCTTTGAGGGAAGTCTTTATGAGGCATTAAACATGACCTATGGTTCAGCCATGTATGATTCTTTTAATAAGATTGATTTTGATGGCATGTATTATGAACTTGGTCACAGTTGGAACTTATCCTTTGTTGATTAAAGCTTAACTAAAAAGAAAGACACTAAGCCCCCTTTTTACAGGGGGTTTTTTGTTTCTATTATTATCTGTAAATAATACTTGACAAGTATTAGGCAGGGTCATTATATTTATACCATGTTATTAAATGATAATCTAAAGAAAGAGAGAACTGAGATGAAAAAAATAAGAAAAGATGCAAAGAAACTAGGACTAGATTTTGCTTATGGATACAATGGAGTAGTCAATAGCCCTCGTGTAAATATGGATTCAATTCCTGTGGATGAAGATGGTTATAAGGCATTAGCCATAGACTTAGGTAATGGAACTTCAATTAAGATTGGTCAAACGGGTGGGCGTGTCTATGTAAATGTTGATGAGCATAGATTAACAAACATGGAGTCTTTAAGTATAATGAAGCATAAAAGAAGAACTTACTCTGCTGACAGACACACAGGAGAATTTGAGACTACAACCTTATCAGCAACAGGAAGGAAAGTTGATGTTAATTTTACAACATACCATAGCAAAAACAGAAGCCTTGAGCCTTTAGAAAAATAAAACTAACCCCCTAAAGAAAGAGATAGAAGAGCCTCACAGAAATGTGGGGCTTTTTTATTATTATAATATTTATATTTATATTTATATAATATTTATAACACTTTGCAAACTGTTAGCTAACTGTTTAAACAGTACCAAAACAAAGTTACCACAATCATACTTGCATGTATGCTTAATATTAGACATGGCTTATGGTAGCCTGACACTGCTGAAAAGTTATTTAAGGCAATAGAAAAGGGCAGATAAACAAAAACCATAAAGACTGAGGTTGCAACCAAAGTTCTTATAATAAGCAAAGGAAAATACTATGCCTTATGGCTCTTATCCCAAGAAGAAGAAGAAAGTAGGCAAAAAACGCCCAAAAAGGGGTCTTAAAGGCTCTAAAAGAAAAAAGGCTAGGTCTTATTAGCACCAAAGAAGAAAATCCTGTAGTACAGGAAAATAACAGGAATGAAGATGGAACTTTTAAAAAGGGTACATCAGGCAATCCAAATGGCAGACCAAAGAAAGGTTTTGCCATTTCTGATATATTAGATGAGCTTGGTGATAAGGTTGTATCAGATAGCAAGACATTAAAAGAATTAATTTTAGAAAAGGTTTATGACATGGCTCTAAGTGGAGACTTAAACAGTATAAAGTTTATAGCAGATAGGACTGAAGGAACTGCATTACATAAGATGTCAGTCACATCTAATGAGCCAATTCAAGTAATGAAGATAAAAGAAGCAGATGAGACAACTGTTTAAACAGCCTATAAATGGAAATAATATTAGACAAAACTAGATGGGATATTTTAAACCATCAAGCCAAAGTAAAAATCCTGATAACTGGGAGAAGATGGGGCAAGTCTGTTTTGTCAGCAGTATTTCTACTGCACCAACCTTTTCAACAGGGGGAGAGAAGATTATACATAGCCCCTTATTACAGGCAGGCAAAGCTCATTATGTTTCCCCTAATGAAAGAATTAATGCTACAATTTGGAGACGTAAAAATCAATGAGACTGAGCTATCATTTAGGTTTGATAATGGAGCAGAGTTATCTCTTAAAGGGGCAGATAATCCTGACAGCCTTAGGGGTATTAGCTTGGGTAAGAATGGAAGCAATGGGGTTGTCTTAGATGAAATGGCTTACATTAAAGAAGGATTCTTTGAGGAAGTGATTACACCAATGTTATTAGACCACAATGCTAAGGCATTGCTAACATCTACACCAAATGGATTTAATCACCTGTATTCTAAATTCCTTTTAGGATTAGGTAAGAATCCAATGTATAAATCATGGCAGTTTACTACCTTAGAGCATGGGATGATTTCTAAAGAAGCTGTGCTTGAAGCTAAAAAGACAATGACTGCTGACCAGTATAAGCAAGAGATGTTAGGTACGTTCTTAACAGCAGGTAATAAGGCTGTATGGAACTTTGATAGGAATGTGCATCTACAACCTATAAAAGATATGCCACCCCAAATGTTCTTTGGATTAGACTTTAATGTAGCAACAATGGCATGTATTGTAATGGGCAGATATAGTGATGGAACTGTAGTTGCTGTGGATGAATTAGTCTTACATAATTCTAACACTGATGAAATGGCTAGGTTAATGAAAAAGAAGTACCCTTATGTAAAGGACTGCTATCCTGACCCTGCTGGCAAATCACGCTCAACTGTGGCTGTCAATAATAGGTCAGACCATTCCATTTTAAGAGAACATGGCTTTAATGTTTATGCTAAGAGTAAAGCACCACATACCAAAGATAGATTATATAGTTTGAATAGATTACTGAAAGACAGTGAGGGCAAAATAAGGATGACTGTAGCACCTAAGTGTGTTAATCTCATTAAGGATTATGAATTATGTCAAAGAGACAATAATGGTAATCTGTCAAAGAAAGATGAGAACCTAACACATTTTCTTGATGCTTCCAGTTACTACATTGATTTAAAAGAACCTGCATATAGACGGACTGCAACCACACTGGAGTTTTAAGATGATTATCCCTGACCTTTCACTGGCAACCATTCAAGATACAATCAAGAGAGAACTTGATAGGATAGAAACAGCAAGATGGCAAGAGATTGAGATGTTTCTTGATTACTATGAGAATGTAGAGACTGATAAATACATTAGGTCTTATTTTGATTCTGAAACGCTTAGAAGTGTTCCTATGTTTACACAATCCATTGTAAGAAGATTCACCAAAGCATCTTCAAATGTATATGGCAAAAGCTTAGACATTGAAAGGATAACAGATGACAGATATAAAGAAGTCACCAAAGGGTTAAATAGAAAGTGCAGACAGCTTGAGGAGTTAAATTTTTTATTAGGCAATATGTGCATGAGGTCAAGATGGGATGAGAGCAAAGAGCAGATGCAATATGACCTAGTGCCTTTCTATCATGTGTACTTTGTTGATGGGATGCAAGATGAGCCAAAGGCAATTCTATATCCAATCCAAAGAAGTGGATTTGGTAAGCTAGAGAAAGAGCTTTATGCCTTTTGGTCAGTTGGTATGGATGGAGAGCAAGGCTATCATTTCTTAATTGATTCTAATGGGCAAATGTATAGTGTGAATGAGGAGAATTTAAATCCATATAAGAACAGCAAAGGTGAGAGTGTTTTACCTTTTACATTTACTAGGAGACAGCCAAGAGTTAGAGATTATTTTGGTGGTAATGCTAGTGATATAATTCAAGCCTCATTGCAGTTAGACTTAGCCATGACTGAGTTGGCTTTAGCTATTAGAATGGGAGCAACTGGTGGAGTGAAATGGATAAGTGGATTAGACATTAATCCTAGTGAGCCAATACAGGTTGGAGTGGACAAGGTCTTATGTTTGCCTAGTGACACATCATTCAACATGACAGCACCATCAGGTGGGCTTAAAGAGATTATAGACACCACAAAGTTTTTTATTGAATCAGTAGCATCAAATAATCATTTAAATATTAGCTTTGCTGATGTAGGCAATTCAGCTATCAGTGGTGAAGCATTAAAGATTTTAAACATAGAGAGCATTGAGCAAAGAGAAGCCAGTGTGGAAGATACATGGAGAACATTTGAGGAAGAAAGATTTGCAGTGGACAGAGTGGTGTTGGAACAAGATGCAGGGATTAAGATTGCAGAAGATTACTATGTGGACTTTCCTGAAATGGACTTTCCTATTTCTGAGTTGGATGAGCTTCAGGTAATAGAGAAAAAGAAGAGCATGGGGATTCTAACACAGAAAGAGATTTTATTACATTTTAATCCTGATATGGATGAAGCTGAATTATCAGCCAAGCTAGGTGAGATAGCAGAAGAGAAAAGCCAAGAAGCTCAAGCAACACAGCCTGAGCCACAAGGTAGCTTGGTTGAAAGATTGATTAATGCTTGATGGCAATAACAAAAGACATATTTGATGAGTTCTTTGATGACTTGGATGAGATTAGTAAAACGCTTTTTAGCAATGTTAAAAAGATGGGAACAGCTATTGAGGGATTTAGTGACACACAAATCCTTAGAGTGGCTAGAGAGCTTGACTTTTTTGTGGAGCTACAAGAAGCAGGCTTTAATACATCCTTTAAGAATCTCATGCAGGGCTATGATAAAGAAGCTGATACAATCCTTAAAGAGTTTCAAAAGATTGTTAGGTCAAGGACTGCAGGGGCAGGAGCAGAAATTTTATTATCACCTGCAGGCACACAAGCCATTGCACAGCAATTACAGCTTCTTAGAGACTTGGATGGTGAAGTCTTGCTAGGCAGGTTTAGCTCAGAAACAACAAGGCTTAAATCAGAGCTTTTAAAGGGTATTATTTCAGGTGAGCCATCAGGTGCAGTTGCAGAAAGGTTAAGTGCTGAATGGGGAGAAACAATTATAGGTGACAGGTCAAGGATGATTGCTAGGGATTCATTTGCACAGTTCTCAAGAACTTCAACTATGAATGTGTTTAAACAGAATCCAAATCAATTATTTAGATACATTGGCAGTAAGGATAAAAAGAACAGACCAGCATGCAGATACTTCATTGATAATCAGCAAAACAAAAAAGGTTTTACAGCTAAAGAGATAAAAGATTTAGGCAAGAAAATGGGGCAAGGTAAAATCCCATTGCCAGTGTGGAATAATAAGCAAAGAAAGTTTATTGCTAAATATGAAAAAGCAGAGTTTGACCAAGTAAAAGCTGGTGGGCATAATTGCAGACACAAGTTTAGCCCTGTTGGAGTAAGAAGATAATGGAAGTAAAAGATGTAATATTATTCTCACAGCAGTTTATGGCTGAGATGGGTGAGATTACAAAGGCAAGGATTGAGCAAGATGCTGACAAAGGCAAGTTTCAAAATAATAAAAGCAAGCTCAAATACAAGTCATTAGAATACAAGACAAGAAAGAAAGCAGGGAAAGCTTTATCAGGCAAAAAGAAAAAAGGAGTTTCTGCTGATACACAAACAAATTTTGTAAACATGAGACTAACAAGTGACACGCTAAATAGAATTAAAAGCACACCCACAGATAGTGGTTTTGCAATTACATTTGATAATGGAGAGATTGTTTTAGGTAATGCTAAAAGAGGATATGACCTCTTTGGTTTATCAAATAAGAACATGGCATTTCTAGCAAGAAGTTTTGAGGATGAGATACAAAGAAAAATTAATCTGTATGAGGCAGAGGATGAAATAATTAATCTTGGAAAAAAACAATAAACAGGAGACCATCATGTCTGAAGATGTAAAACAAGAACAAGGCATTGAGGAAAATGCCGTAAAAGAAACCTCACAAGAAACCACCTCACAAGGTGTCAAAAGTGTAAG